TTTGAAGCCCGGCCGCAGCACCGGCTGCGATTGCCTTCCTTGTTGATTTACAAAGGATTTTTCCTCTCCGGTTGAGACTCCGGAGCGGTAGTGTCGAAGAAGTGTCGAAAATCCTTAGCAGGGCCGAAAGCTAGCACGTCTTGAAGGTGATCTGGCGACAGGTGCGCGTAGCGCATCGTCATTGCCAAAGACGAGTGACCCAAAATCTTTTGCAGGGTCAGTATGTTGCCACCGTTCGCGATGAAGTGGGAGGCGAAAGTGTGCCGAAGGACATGTGATTTCTGTCCGGCAGGCAATCCGAGACCCGCACGCGAGACGGCTTCATCGAATCGGTCCCGGCAATTGCTGAATGCGCCATGCTCTCGCAGATGATCACGGATGCGGTCGGCCAGCTTCGGATCGATGGGCACCACCCGGCGTCGCTTCGACTTCGTGTTGACGAACTGGACCATCCCATCGCTCACCCGGCTGACCGTCAGCCCTTGTGCCTCACCCCATCGGCAGCCAGTTACCAGACAAATCATAGCGATCAGCTCGACATGCGGGTGCGTCATGCGACGCAACACCTGGAAGAGCCGGTTGATCTGCTGTGCGTCGAGGTACGACAGTTCCCGCTCTTGCAGCCGTATCGCGCGGAGCAGGGCGAGCGGATTCTCGAACTCGATCTCACCGAGCCGCCGCAGCTCATTGAACAACGCTCGCAGGTAGGAGAGTTCGTTGTTCAGCGTCTTCGGGCTGATGCCTGTCGCGATCCGCTTGGCGCGGTACTCCGCGAAATCCGTTGCCGTGAACGTGATCGCCACGGGGTCCCTGAGGCGTTCGACCATGCGGTCCATGATGACGCGGCGACCCTCATAGTCAGCCAGCGAACCACCATGCAGACGCCCCCAGCATTCCACCAGTTGGGACAGGCGACGCCGATCCTTAGGTTTCGGTGACCATTGCGGACTTTCGATCAGCTTGGATCGACAGGTCGCCTCGAACCGCTGGGCTTCGCCCTTGGTCTTGAACGTCTTGCGAAAGCGCTTGCCCTTGATCGGCTCAACATCGACCCGCCAGCGACCATCGGGGAGTTGCTGAATCGCCATTAGACGGCACGCCCCCATCTCACATGCCGCTCTTGAAGCAGGTTCTTGATGTGCTTGTACAGGTCGCGCTCGCTCATGTCCTTCGAGGCGTAGTGGTCACGAATGACAGGCCAGCATTCCCACTCCCGTAGCCGGTCAAATGCTTGTTTAGCGCCCACTCGCTCCCGTGCCAGCAGGCTTACGAAGTTTCCCAGGAACAGTTCCACGTTCTTGCCCGAGAAGCCCCGCGAGGTTTTGTAGTAGCGCTTGTACTCGGTTTCATCCAACAGGGAATCGACCGGCACATCGACCCGCACGTCATCACGCATCAGCGTCCAGATCGGCTCGAAGTACCCAGGGCGTGCGAGCAACTTGAATTGACCCAAGCCATAGCGCCAGAGACCGTCCAGATGACCGGCAAAAGTGGCAAAGGAATCCGTCTCAATGGCCTTGCCGGTCTTCGCGTCGATAGAGCCGCTGGCGAACTGCTGGATGACCGAATGGTGATAACGCAGCTCGACACGCCACACGTCGTGATCCGGGTTGTAGTTCTCGGGATCGGCAGGGTCGAATGAATCCCGACGACGCCAGACGCTTTCCCAGAAGTCGAGCTTATCGGTCGCTCGGGCCTGTTCGGTCTTGTTGTAGATGCAGAGCTGAACGCCACTGGCTGAGCCAAACATGGAGGTTTCGCCCCGCCCGTAAACGCTGGACTTGGTCGCCCAGTGGATCTCATTGATGCCCGAAATATCGCGATGAGTCCGAGCGCGGCAATGCAGGCGTGCCACCAGATCAGCCGGAGGCTTCCAGCCTTGCAGATCCAACGCGAGGTGAACGGCGCATTGGTTGCGCTCCCGATGAGTCATCAAAGCGGCGGCGTAGTAGTCCATACGCTCTTGCAGACGCTCAGGCGACAGCGCGTCGATGGCGTGTGGTGACACCTCGATTTTCAGGTGGGGGCCGATGTTTTCTAGCTTGGCGTTGAAGTTCTTGATGAGAAGAATGAAGCCAAGGTCGGCGTTCTGGAGCTTGTACTGATAGCCAGAGTCTCGACCTACCCGACCGGAGTGCCAGAACTCCCCGGCGAACTCGACCATCACGCCCGGTTTTTCGAACAGCGCCATGATTTCCGGACGGATCAGTCCGCGATAGAGCTGACGGACCGTATCGACGCCACAACGGAGCAAACGGACCTTGGACAGATCCACGATTGCCGCCGTGCCTGGGTCGACGAACAAGCGTCCGTGTTTCGAGGGAATGCCGCTTACCCGATCCAGCCTAGCTTGATCCTTAACGCTCATTCTTGAATCTCCAACAATGTCCATTAACGGACGATTTCAACTCTGTTTATCTGACGTGTTACAGGGACGTCAGCGCGCGAGGCACGCCGGCTCGTGCCTCGCCGTGCGTGCCACTGACGCGCTGACGGTCATCACCACAGGAACTGCCCCTTCTGGTACGGAACGACCGTCAAGCCGCCACCGCTCGAAGGCTGAGCAACTACCGGCTGTGAGACTGGCTGAGAGGGTCGCGGGGTGCTTTGAGCGTCTTGGCGCTGTGAGCCGCCAGAGCGGTCGGGAATGGTCGGATCGAAGAAGCCGTACTCAACCACCCGACTGCAGAAGGCGAAGTCGGTTTCTATGCGGGTGCTCTGCTGGGTGTAGCACTGGCACACGGTAGGGACGCCATTCACCACGGCATGCGCCATGCGCCCGAACTCCCGTGCATAGGTGTCGGGATCAGTGCTGGACATGCAGTAGAGCCGAGGGAACGAGACAGGCCGGGTTAGCTCATCGTAGATGGGCGCAGACGCCGGAATCTGCGGCACCCGAGGGACCCGACGCCCGATATAACTGGCGACCGTTTCGGGCGCAGCCGATTGGCCATTCCCCGCGGGGCGGATAAACGCGCCTACGGTATCCCGCACCTGATCGACCATGCTTCCAGGCGCGCCACCATCGGCGACGGGCGCGGTCTTCTCGGCGTTGTAACGCTCATAGGCGCGATAGACGAGGATGCCCGCACCGAGGATGACGCACAGCGCCAGGATGAACTTGGTTGGCACTTTGGTCTGGAAGTGGTGCTTGGCGTTGGTGCTGGTATAGGCGCCGAAGTAGCGCTTATCCAGGCGCAGCGACTTCTTGTCGGCATCCTTGAAGCTGGTTTTCACCTCGACCTTTTCCACCACCACTTCGGACTCGAAGCGCAGCAGTTGGGCGGACTTGAAGACGCGCCAGTAGTGAATATGGCTGTTGCACAGGCGGCGCAGGTGCACATCCAGATAGCGCGGGTCCTGCGTGACCAGATGCACTTCGTGGCCCTGGTGACGCATGGTCTCGAAGCGGGTGATGTGTTCGGGTGGCCGTGCCCGTGGATCGCGTGCGCCGAACCAGCCCTGGGCTTCGTCGACGACGATAATCGAGTCGGCCGGCAGCTCGAACCACTTTTCCGGATCTTCAAACTCAAACCACTGCGCTTGCAGCTGATCGGGCTTGAGGCCGTTGATGTTGTGGTAGTAGACCACCCGGCCTTCGCCATGGGCTTTCTGGTCCACTTCGCGGATGGTGTTCAGGGTCTTGCCGTGGCCGGGTTTGCCGGTGCGGATAACGAGCATGGCGCCTCCTTAGGCTTCGATGGAGGTGCCGCCCGGCTTGTGCCAGACCTGATTACGTTTGCGGTCGGTGGCCTTGTCGATCCCGGCCAGGATGAAGCGCGTGGAGATCGCCGCGAAATACAGGTTCACCACCACATCGAACTTGGCGAGTCCGAGAATGCCTTGGATCACCGGCCCCACTTCGCCCATCAGGCCGAACAGGTAGTCCTGGGCCTGGCCGATGATCAGGTTGAAGCCCATATAGGTGACGAAGCCGAAGCCGATCATCTTCAGCACCATTTTCACCAGCGGACCAAGCACGATGACGAGCATCTGAACAATGAACAGGAACTGCATTACTGACCTCCTACGGAGCGACCGACGTAGAGCGCGGCGAGAACGGTGGCCACCGCCACAAATAAACCGCTCAGATCACTGGCGGCGCGGCATAGCGGCTCATAGCTGATTTCAAAGGAACGCCCGCCCGCCATGGTCAAGCTGAACTTCTCGGCGGCGGGGCAAGTGGAGGGTAGAAAGCGCGTGCCCTGATTAACGAACGATGGAACGTCGATAACGCCGTTACCTTCATTCAGTTCAAACTTGTCACCGGTGACTGCCGCCTCGATTCCAGGCTTGTGCTTCTCGAAATCGGTCATCTCTTGCGCAAGGCAGAGCTGTTCCTTTTGTTGGCGCAAGATTTCGCAGTCAATGGCGTCGCCACTGCATGAAAAGCCTGCATCACAGGTGCCGACCGAGGCTTCACGTTCCGGCCCTTCTTCGCCTTCTTCTTCCGATCCACCTTCTTTATCGCAACCAGTCCCCGTGCATTCGTAGTTCGAATCACCCGGTTTGCCTTCAGCATCCTCCTCGCTGGTCGAGGTTTCGGTTTTGCTGGTAGAAGTGCAGGGCTTCACGCCCTTGCAACTGGTCTTGTCGGTAGTGGTATCGGTTTTGGTGGTAGTCGAGCCGTCAGGATTGGGCTTCTTTTCAATGTCCTGTTTTACGTCCGTCTTGCTGTAATCAGGAGGGGGGACGCCGGCTTTGCACTTATCACCGCTGCAATCAACCTTGCCGGGCTGTTTGCTTTCCTCGGTTGAGGAGCAGGAACGCGTCTGCGTGCCGTCCGGTTGAGTTTCCCAATCGCCACACTTACTGTCTTTCGCAAAGGCAGGATCGGCTTTTGAAGGGGGCTTGCTGGGCGGCTGGTCGAAAGGGCTACCCGGCGCGGGGTTGTCCGACGTGCAGGAATTGCCGGTGCCTTTGTACTCAACGGTACAAAACACATCGGTGAGGTTATCGCCTTCCAGAAAACGCGAGCAGCCCCTAACAACATTGGTGCGGCTGTACTGGCACTGGCTTTCACAAACAGTCGCAGGCGGCGCATCAGGAGGCCCAGGACGATCTACCGGGCCGCCGTTGTATTCATGATCAACTATCTTTCCAATAGTCGGTTCGCACTTATCTTCTTCAGGCGCTACGCATTCGCCGGTTGCGGGGTTGTATTCGGCGCCCGAACGACACTCAGTACCGACGCGATAAACATACGAATTGTTATTCTGCCAATTACCGTAGGAATTCTTGTACTGGCAATAAAATTGGGGGCCGGTAGAAGAGGACTTTTTAGCCAATTGAGTCGGAAGCGTTGAGACATTGTCTTCGCAAGCGGAAAGGGCTGAGCTATATCCAGGGACACTCATATATCCAGACTGATAAACCCAAGTGTATTCAACCGCAATCACGGGAGAATGCCAAAGCAACAAAGCCGCCAAAACCGCAAAAATCCTTTTCATATTCACACCCGCCCAAAAAACACGAGGTAAAACGCCAAAGTGGTGAGGATCAGGACGTACAGTTCGTAGCTCATCGGCGTTTCCCTTGAAGAGAAAACCCCGCCGGAGCGGGGTTTGTTTGCTTCGGCACATGCAGTGCGCGGTTTCCGGTTACAGCGCGCGGCGCATGTACTTGAACGCCATGGCGGCGATGATCACGGCGAACACCGCCCAACCGATGGTGCCAACGTCGGTACCGGCCTCATCGAGTGCGCCGGTAGCTTCGGGCGGGACAGCCGCATAGGCCTGTTGAACGGCCAGCAGGCCGGTTGCAGCAGCGGCGCCCAAGGAGCGACGCAGGGTCTTGATGTGTTGCATGGGTGATACCTCACTGTTTCAGGACTTTTTTCAGGACCAGGAAGCCAAACACGGTGGCGAACAACACAATGGCTTCGCCCTGTAGCTCGGTGACCTGTTCCCAGGTGAGTGCAGCGCCGTAGAGGCTCTGCATTTCCTCGACCGTGAGGGCCACCAGCGAGCCGGAGCAGATGGGCGAGCCATCAGCGCCTTGCAGCCAGTCACCGTCACAGGCGAGGAAATTCATGCACCGGCCTCGAGGAGGTCGGCGGCTTGTTCGAGCGGTTCGCAGTCGGGGCAGACGGCGAAATGGGGCGGCAGATTGAGGTCCGGCAGCAGATCGCTTTGCGGCGCGGGCAGCGCCATGAGCTTGCCCATGTCATTGCCGCAGCAGTCACAGATCACTCGGTCTTCAATCAACATGGCCGCCCCTCCCCTTAGTTGGCTTTGGCCGGCTCCGGCTGAGTACCGGAAGGCTTAGCGGTCTGGTGAGCGGCCGGCTGGGTCGGCTTGGCGGCTTGAGCGGCGGCGGCTTTCACCGGCTCGACGTGCAGGACGATGAACTTGCCGGTGTTCTTGGAGCCGCGTTCGATTTCGGTGGTGACGCGGATCGGCTCCAGCACATCGAGGCCTTCGCAGGCGGCCCACACTTCGTCCAGGGCCTCTTCGGCCACATTCATCGACAGGATGGAAATGCCCAGGTCACGCTTGCCGTCCGGCTCGTCACCGACAAACAGCTTCACCAGCTTCACGTTGTCGAACTCAACTTTCTCAGCACTGAGAAATGCAACTTCCATGATCGAACGTGCCATCTTGTGTTTCCTCTCTCTAATTGCGCGTTATTGCGCTTCTTTGCTTTCCGCAGGCCGAGCGATCCCGAGCCGGCTAACTTGCAAGTTCGCCGAGGTAATCTGTTACTTGGCCTACCGGTTAAAACGTCGCGTTGTGCGTGTTCTCTAGTTGGTTAACACCAAGGGCTTTGCCCTTGTCATCCCACTCTTGCCGCCGAGGGCTCGGGAGCGCGGGGCGGTGAAGCTGCCCCACACTCACGAGCGAAGGCTGTTTCTGTTCGTGCAGGGTCAAGGGTGCGCTGCGCCCGTGCTTCCGTTCGCCGGATCGGTGAAGCGTGATCCGACGAGCCGGGAGCGCGGCCCTGGACCAGGACAGGTCGAGCTGGATTTGCGAGCTGACTCATCACATGCCCGCCCCACTGCGCGGCGATAGCGTCCGCAATGCCTTGGTAGGTTCGCGAGCGGTTCTTCCAGCGGTCCGGTCCGGGTGCCATGTGATGCACTGTCGGTTCGCGACCGTCGACGATTTCGGTCGGTACCAGGAGCGGTAGGTTCTGGAGCCAGAAGTGGGTCTCTTTGCGCTCGCCATGGCCAAACATCCAGGGCTGGATGATCTGATCCGGTTTGCGAATCTGACCGGAGATAACCGACTTGGGGTTCTCGAGCGCCTTGAAAGGGATCGGCGCGGCGAGCAGCTTGCGTACGAAATCCAGAGCGCGTGCTTGGCGACCGTCAGCGATCTTCTCGGGAAACCACCGGGCACCTGACGTTGCCAGATCCGTGCAGGGCGGATGGGCAATCAGCAGATCCCAACCCCATTCGAGCACTTCCAGCACATCACCTTGGATGTGTTCACCTTCGGTCTCGGATGGCAGCAGGTCGCAGCTGACGGCGTAGAACCCGGCGCGGGTCAGCGCATCACGGACGCGACCGGAGAATTCACAAGCGACGAGAGCGGTTGGCTGTCTCATACCATCACCCCACCAGCTCGAACGGTTCGTGAATCGGGACGTAGGGCGTTGGTCGGCCAGTGTCGAGCACAACGCTCCAATACTTCGGCGGTCGGTCGGGTCGCGTGTGTTTCTCGCAGATAAAGGTCGGTTCCACCTTCCATTCCGAAAGCAGGGGCTTCCAGATCCCACCGACGCGGCCCATTTGTAAGGTGCGTTTCGGCACCGCAGATGCGGGGCGGCATTGGGCGCAGGGTATGGACTGGGAGCGAGCGGGTTTCGCCATTTCGCGTCTGGACCAGCAGACAGAGCAGTCGCAGTCCTGGGCGTGCGGAAGGCGTTGATAGCTGGTCGGCTTCGACATAGGTCATCCCATCCCCTGGCTTTCCGTAGGCGGCGCGGATCATGCGTCCCACTCCTTTTCCATGAGCTGCTTGGTCAGGAGCGCGACGTTGACCATCACGTACTTGCCGACCTTGTGAGAGGGGATGTAGCCGTTGCGAATCCAGCCCCACACCACGTCGTGTTCTTCGCCCATGCGAATCCAGTCGGCAAACTGGCGCCACGGCATAACCGGGGGCGCGTTGAGCAGGTCAATCGGTGGTAGGTTTCCTTCCATGTCCTTGGCCTTTGTTGCACTATGTTGGTCTTTATCAGCAACGCTGTTATCTGCGTAACATTTACCCTTGCGTAAAAGTTACACCTTCTTTCAGCATGCGTAAATGTTACGCAACATGAAATTTGTCTATATGGATTCGGTCCGAGATAGAGCGCTTCGATTGATACGTGTTGTCGGTCCGAAGCGTCTGAGCGAGAAGGGCGGGAAGAACTACGACCGCTGGCGCAACATCAGCAGCGAGAAGATCCGCATCGGCACGGAGGAAATCGGCATCCTGGCTGACTCGTTTCCCGAATACGCCCTTTGGCTCGTTAGCGGCCGGATTGAGCCAGAGCATGGCCACCGAAGCCCGGAATACGACGAAGCCAACAGAAACTTGACCAGTCAAAGCGCGGGATAGCGATTACCAAGGAAGTGACTAGGCGCTGGTACGCCCGAAGGACAGGGAGAGGGAGATATGAAGGCTGAATGGAACGACGCCCCGGACTACGTCAGAAGACGCCCGCGTAAGGGAGCCATAACTTGGCTGATACCGGGGCTGATCGGCACCGCGATCATGCTGGCCGCGCTACAGATGGTAAGTTCGGCATTCCTCAAAGGCACCGCCCAGGGCATCGCCGATAAGCGCATCCAACCCAAGCCAGCCCCCGTCGCCGAGATCACGCGAGCAGAGCCGGCAGCGACCAAGGATTGGGACAAGGTAGTAGAGGAGGTGGCCGCAAGAGGTGCAACGCCTAAGCCGCAATCATCCCAGCCTAAAGCCGTTACGTCAGAGCAGCCGCCCAAGCAAACCGTATTTAATGACAAAAACTACGTTCCCCAGGGGGCGACCAATATCGTTCCAGCTACACGGGTTATCCCAGAGCCAGCTGTAACGACCCCATCCAGGCAAAAAGAAATTGTTGTTGTAGGCAAAGAATCGCGGATCAGCGATTTCTGTCCCGGCGGAGAGGGAAGCATTGAACGGCGTAACTGTAAGGCAAACGTTAATTTGAGCACACGAAATTAGCTGTCGTACGATGCTCTGTTCCTTTTATTGCGAATGCGCATGTTAACTATGATTGTGCTTATGCTTGAGGTGTGAGTGGAGTATTACAGCTATATTAAAGAATTTGCAGCCAGCTATATATATGAAATAGGTGAGAGCCTTGAAGTATTTTCAAAGGCGCTCTCTTCTCACTTTCAATTATCTGTGCTTATTGCTCTAGTGGCTCTTTATGTCGCCTTTAGGAATTACCGTCGGAAGTCGGGAGTCCTAATTTACGGAGGAGCTTCGATTAGCAAGGACCACCTGAGCAGTCATCCCTATGTATCGGATTTGATATTAGAAAATCAGAAGGATAGGGCTGTAACCATATATGCAATATACTTGAAGGTTGGACATAACTACTATTTGGAAATAGAGAATCTCGAAAATAATCCACTGGTGCTCAAGCCATATGAGTCTCTCAGGAAATCCTACACGAGGGCTTATGTATATAGCAGTAGTACAAGTTTAGTGTCGCTAAGAAAGCTCCTTGACGATAGGAATGTAAAAAGGAGAGTCGCGCTTTCTACTGCAATGGGTCGTTACATAGTTCCCGCTAGAGTAAACCATTGGGACCCGATTATTGACTCTTTCTATAACGTGCTGACGATTACCGTTAGGCCTTGGAAAATCGAGTATAAGGGAATTTGTTTGGGTGATAATGTTCGGTATTGCTTGGACGTTATGTCGGCTTCCGAGAATAGAACGGTGGTAATTACTGGAAGTAATCTGACTAGTGCGCTATATGGTATTCGGTTTCCGAGAGATACGCTTGAGAACGTAACGACACTAGAGGATTACCTAGAGCAGAAACGGAGAGAGGGCGTAATTCCTCCAGGTGTTAATATCCATATCACTACTATCGAAGAGGTAGTAGGGAACCAAATGGATGTGTTCTCGGCTGAGAAGGAAATGGAGCTACCCTATTACAGTTTTATATTTTTTAAAGTGGTAGGAAGGGCGCTGAGTATATGGCAACGCATCACGATTCGATTTACTAACGCATCCATGCGGCGAAAACATAAGAAAAATCGTCGGAAGGTCTGATTTTTTTGGTTTGTCAGCGTTCGAAGTGTTTCCAGGGGTTCCTTAAAGCCAGCGAAATTATTGGAGCGGTAAGATACCAAGCTGCGGTGTCGAAAAAGTGTCGAAAACAATGGCTTGCAATGTACGGTAATCACCAGAACCTGGAAGATAAGATCGATGCTAAGCCGTTACTTGCTAACGTAGTCCATTAACGAGCTGGCTTAAAACAGGATTTGAAGCCCGGCCGCAGCACCGGCTGCGATTGCCTTCCT